GCCTGCGGCAACGCAAGGAACTATTGTAGTTTACGCACAAGCAAAAGACACAACTGGTGGAACAGCTACATTAACTTTTGATGCAGCAGGTTCAGATGTTTGGGCAACTGGTTCAGTAATTGAATCAAGAGGTTCAAGTGAAGTAACTTTTGATACTTCAGCATCGGGTGAAACTCAGTTAGTTTTCACACCAGCTGACGCTGCAACAAACTTATTCACAACAGGAAGCATGATTGCTTTTATTTGTTATGAAAAAGGAACATGGCATATTGCATCTAAAGTGGGTGGCGCAGCAGACGCTACTACTGGTGTATTTGCATTTGCATCGTAATAAATAAACAAACTCGGGACGCCTGGTAATGCAGGCGTCCTTTAAAAGGAGGACAAAACATGGCAGCAGACACAGTATTAAATACAACTGTATTTGACGGAGCAAAAAAACTTATCACTCACTACAATGTGGTTTCGGGTGATGGAGAGGGAAGCACTACTAAAATAGTTGATGTTTCTGGTTTAGCAACAAACAACGGTAAAACTTGCAAAACTGTAAGACTTAACAAAGTCAGTTTTAATGTTTCTGTAACAGCACCAGCTGATGCTTTACGTATGGACTGGGATAATTCAGGAACAAATATAGTATTTCAAACATTAGCAGGTGAAATGGAATATGATTATTCTAGCTTTGGTGGTTTAAAAAATACCGAGGCTACTAACTTTACTGGTGATGTTAATATAACTTTACCAGCTTGCTCTTCAGGAGACACTGGAACAGTCGTTTGTGAATGGATTAAAGTTTACGAATCGTAGGAGTTTAAATGGCTAATACTACTTCGGGAACAGCAACGTTCGATAAAACTTTTGCTATTGATGAAATAGTAGAAGAAGCTTTTGAACGTATCGGATTGCAAAATGTTGCAGGTTATCAACTTAAATCTGCAAGACGATCTCTTAATATTCTGTTTCAAGAATGGGGTAATAGAGGTATTCACTATTGGGAAATAGCAGATCTCAATATTGATTTAATTGAAGGTCAATCAGACTATGATTTTTTTAGATCAAGTGATGATGGTACAAGTGCTGTTTCTACACCAGCAAATGTTTATGGAATATCTGATATTCTTGAGGCACAGTTAAGATCAAATAGAACTCAAACAACACAATCAGATTCACCGATGACTAAAGTAGATAGATCTACTTATGCAGGTTTTTCTAACAAATTATCTAAAGGAACACCTAATCAATATTGGGTGGAGAGATTTATTGATAAAGTTAGAATACATGTTTATCCAACACCAGATTCTACAAATGCATCTAAAGATATGCATATTTATTATATAAAAAGAATTCAAGATGTAGGTGATTACACTAATGCAACTGATGTTCCATTTAGATTTGTACCATGCATGATATCTGGATTAGCATATTATTTATCACAAAAATATCAACCACAACTTATACAAGCTACAAAATTAGCTTATGAAGATGAATTAGCTAGAGCATTAGCAGAAGATGGTTCAGCTTCAAGCACATATATAACACCAAAAGCATATTACCCAGGAGCATAATGGCAAAGTACGCAACAGGAAAATACGCACGAGCAATATCAGATAGATCAGGTATGGAGTTTCCATATAAAGAAATGGTTAGAGAGTGGAATGGTGCGTTTGTGCACGTATCTGAATTTGAACCAAAGCAACCACAATTAGAACCAAAACCTATGAATGGTGATGCAATATCTTTGCGTAATGTTAGACCCGACAGAACAGAAACTGCTGTGCCTAATATTTTACCTTCAAACGCTTTTACTATTACTAACGGATCATCAACTGTTTCAGTAAATGAACCAGATCATGGTAGATCAACTAGTGATACTGTTAGATTTAGAAATGCGTCTAATGTTGCAAATTTACCTGCTGCAACAATAAATGCATCAGGGGGGTATACAATTACTAAAGTTGATGATAATAATTATACTTTTAGTTCTGGAGTTACGGCTTCAGTAACATTAGAAGGAGGAGGTGACATAGCTTCAGCAGGGCCAGTCACAGTAAGCGCATGATAAAACATATTATAAATTTAATTAAGGGTTTGTTCACACCTAAAAAAGAAATGGATCCGCACGAAGAATTATATTTACATACACCAGAACCAGAAATCCCTGTGCATGTTGAAGAAAAACCAGAACATTGTGGTAGTCATTTAAGATATAGAAAAAGCTGTCCAGATTGCATAGCTATTATAGGAGGTAAATAATGGCTGGATTAAGTGCATCAGGATTAAAAACTCAAATAAGAAGTTATACTGAAACAGACTCTAATGTTTTAACAGATGCTGTTTTAGAAAATATAATTTTAAATGCACAGTATAGAATATTTAGAGATATACCTATCGATGCAGATAGAAAACAACAAGTAGGTAATTTTGTTGCTGGACAAGAGTCTATTAACTGTCCTGCAGGAGCTGTATTTATTAGAGGTATACAAGTTTATGACACAGCAGGGTCTGAGATTACAGG